GAGAAATTAACTATCGTTGATAGGCCGCCGCCCTTAAAAGGCTGCGGACCCTTAACAGGGAACATGCTACTGTATGTTGCCTGGAGATGCAAGTTGGCAATGCCAACCGAGCATATAATGACCAGGATGGAGACGATCTCCGAGCCTGGCGGAAAGACCCGCTGTATTACAGCTGGGCCTTGGTGGCTGTCGGTTCTACAAGAACCTGCAGTTCATGTCTGGGGAGAATTTCTCTCCAGCCATCCTAGTGCCTACTCTGTCTTTAAAAGGCAGGATCAGGCATGGCAAGCCCTTAAGATTCTTAAGGGTATTACGCATGACTACATCAAGGATGGGTATGCGTTTCTGTCATCGGACTTCGAGTCTGCAACAGATAATATACCATTTTGGTTAACCCAGATGGTATTCGAAGAGCTCGCGGAAATATTTCCCGAGTTCGACTATATCCAGGACTTACTCGGTCCTAGATATGTAATTACCAAAGACGAAGTCTTTGTTAATTCAAGAGGGATCCTCATGGGGGAGCCCTTTTCAAAGATAGTGCTAATAGCATCTATCTTAGCTATAGAGGAACTTAGTTTCTCTGAGCACTGGGGTTTACGCCTTCCTAGAAGGTTTACACCCTCAAATATTCTACGCGCCTTCCATGTTGGAGGAGATGATCATCTGGCCTATGGCCCGCTTGAATATTTAAAACGCCTTCAGTCTAATTGTCTGAAAGCGGGATATGTCTTCAGTACTACTAAAGACTATATAACGGTTAACGCTTGCATATACACGGAGAAACTCCTGTATTTCCGCGGTAAACGAATCAATCTCGGTCCTACCGAGATCGATAAGCAAATTGATGACTCAGTATTTACTGATGCTATCAAAGTGCGTTTAATATCACCTTTCACAAAGGCGATAGACTTCCGAGATGACCGAAACATTGCCATTGGCAAGGCTAAGTCACTCGCGAATACCCTCCAGTATGTTATACCGACAAGTCAGTATGAACATGCTGCGAGGTATGCCCTGAACCGATTCATTGTTCGATTTAGGACGTTCTTACCACGACCATATGAGCGTGGTATGACTGCGTTTACTAGGCTGCCGGCCTCCCTTGGAGGTCTGGGCCTGGTAATATTCCCCACATTAGATAGCTATGAGAATCTCAGAGATATCTTTTGGTGGGCGATAAACTGCATTGCACAAAATGTTGGCTATGCATACAGAATCCGTAGGATATTATCCAAAGGATTTTCAAATCCATCCAAACGCGGGGCACTGCCCTACGTGGATGAATTTGTCGAACATACTGAGAAATATCCCAGTATGGTCGGTTTTACCTTCGAGACTGCACGTCAAAGATATGCAATCCCGGATGTAAAGGAATCTCCAGAAGAATTTCTGGAGAGGATGCGCGGAATGAACATTGTTCCTCTGCGTGAGTTCCTTGAAATGTTGGATCGTCCATACTATTTTAAGAAACTTATGACCTTCGAGAAAGTAACGCGGTTTAACACCGCGTCAAATCGTAAAAGATACGAATCTATCTGGAAGGCGCTTGAACAAGTTAAAGACGAGTTCAAGAGTGACATTATCGTGGAAAAATCCATGAATGTCATCAACAAAGCTGCTAAGTTAGCACGCTTTGACTGGCTTGTGAATCTTAAAGATCCACAGGCTATGGCCGTAGGCCCTGTCTACGACCACCGTCTTTCCGAAGAAGAATATTTTGGAAAGATTGAAACCGGCGAAATCCAATTTGTGGACGCGCCGTTGGACCGTCATATATTATATAACGTTCCAGAACTTAGAATTAAATATTCTAAGTACAGTCCTATGCAGGTCAAAGACCCGCAAAAGGATCAGCTCTCCGTCATCATTGGTGATGGAGGCGCTCGTCTGAAATAAATTTATTTCGGACTGGGAGGTCATACGGTTAATAACCGTACTAAGGCCTCGATAAGTCGTTTTTCGAATCGAAATTCGGCGACTCATGTCGGC